TTGGCACGATTGTGATGTTTAACCCTGCCTCTTGTAGAAGTTCGAGCCTTGATCTACCTGAGCCTAATTCCCGTACTTGTACGTCATGCGGAAGTAACTGCTCTGCAAGCTCGTAGTTGTTCGTCCTGAGCCAGTTCACATACCAATCCAAGCCTTGCCCGTGGTTCTCAACAAAGTCGATAAGCCTTGTTTCTAAGCCTACCCTCTGGCAAACCCAGATAGCAGTAGAGTCGCCTATCCCTAGATCCCATGCTGCGTAAGTCTTTGCTATCCCATCCCTTGGGATCTCTCCGAATCGCTCAGACGGTAACTCATTAAGAATTTGCCCGTAGTAAGCACCTTCGATAGCTGAGTCGAAGGAACACTCAAACTCTTGCAGGTACTTGTCGTCTCCCATCTCTGATCGGGCGGCATCGAGTTCAGATTGAGGGATAAGACCTGTCTCTGACGCTCTGAACTCAAGCATGGCCCAATCGTTATGCTCTGCTGCATGGTCTCTCAGGGTCTTAAAGTGATTTGCGCCTTTTGGGGTTCCAAGGAATAAGGCCCATCCCATCCTATCGGACAAGGCTGGACGAACCACCTCCGACCAGATACGCGGGTCTTGATCGCCAAATTCGTCGAACACAACGCCATCGAAATACTGTCCTCGCAGAGAGTCTGGGTTATCAGATCCTGCAAGCTGAATCCTTCTGCCCCAGAAATCAACCCTAAGTTCCGCAATATTGGCAGTGGCGTTGAGGGGTTGGGTAAATTTGAGGAGGTAATCCCAGATAACTCGCTTGGTCTGAGAGTAGGTAGGCCCGATGTAAGCATATCGAGGAGCCTCGCGGTTATTTTGTATCGCCTCGCGTATAAGGTGATTAACCGCGGAGACCGACTTTCCTAATCTTCTGTGAGCCACTACAACAGCAAAACGTTTCTCTCCTAACGCGTCATGAATCCTTAGCTGCTGAGGCCTTGGCGCATAAGGAATAATTATTCTGGTTGCGCCCATGAGATCTGCATCGCAACTGGTTGGCCATTCTCGCCTGTTATCTCGTGCTTAACGCTCTCATGCCATTTAGCCCTTGTCTTTAGCCAAAAGATCATCGCCGTGGTATTTCCTGACATGGCTTGTTGATAAAGGCTTTTCGCTACCGCGGCATTAGCATCTACGCGACCGTCATCAAGCTCCCTCTTGTAATACTTAACAAGCGTATCCGCGCTTAGGTCTACCTTTGCGGCAATATCCTCGTGACGAACGCCAACCGCGGCTAGCCCTCTGACTAGCTTTCTGTTCTCATCCGTTGGTTCATGCAACACGCCCTGCATATTTTTAACTCCGAAAGTTAGTGCTCACTAACTAATTCTGCCTTCTTGCCGGTGAATTCTTCCCATCGCTTGACGATGACATCGCAGTATTTTGGGTCTAGTTCCATCAGATATGCAACTCGACCAGTTTTTTCACAAGCTATCATCGTAGATCCAGAACCGCCAAAACAATCTAAAACATAACGCTTATCTATTTGATCGTTTATAGCCATTTCAATCAATTCAACTGGTTTCATAGTTGGATGCACTGTATTTTTTTGTCTTTTTAATGTCCAGACATCACCACGTAATGTTTTATGGCCACCGTAATCTCCGTAATACCAGATAAGTTCATGCTGTTTATAATATTTGTCTAAATGCTGCGCTGGATTTACTTTATCCCAGACAATCATAGCTTTAGGTTTTCTGCCTATATCAGTCATCGCCTCCCTGAAAAGATGAGCAAATTGCCACGAGCAACAGACATACATAGTTTCACAACCATACAAAGACTGACGTAAAAAGTCTTTGAAATCATCTTCATTCATCCTGTCATTTTTTATTTTTCTTTTGTCGTTAACACCCGAATAGTCTATGTTGTAAGGCGGATCAGTAAAAATCATTTCCGGCCTGACACCATTTAACAATTTATCAACCGCATCCACGCTCGTACTATCGCCGCACATAAGCCTATGCTTGCCTAATATCCAAATGTCCCCAGGCTTCGTAATGGGCTCCTCTGGAGGCTCAGGGACAGCATCCTCGTCCGTCAATCCCTCTGTTGGCTCGAGCGCATTTAAGAGACCGTCTAGCTCCTCTACAGAGAACCCAAGCATCTCGAGGTCAACGTCCTCTGCTTTTAGCTCAATCAACTCTAGCTTAAGTAAGTCGTTATCCCACCCTGCGTTTAGCGCAAGCCTGTTATCAGCAAGTACATACGCCTTACGTTGAGTGTCGCTTAAATGAGACAGTCTGATAACAGGAACTTCTGCTAACCCTAGCTTTCTCGCCGCGGCAAGCCTTCCGTGGCCGGCAATGATTGAGTAATCGTCAGAAATGAGGATTGGATTGTTAAACCCAAACTCTTTTATGGAAGCCGCAATCTGCGAGACTTGTGCTTCGTCATGTGTTCTTGCGTTCCTTGCGTAAGGAATCAGCTTTTCTATCAAAACTTTTTCTACTTGACTCACCGTATTCTCCGTTGGAGGTCATCGGTTTTTGTTCCTCGCCGAGATAGCCTTAGCCTTTGCCTTAGCATCAGCCTTAGAACTTGCTCCCCATGCTTTTAGGCTCAGAAGAAGTCTGGTAGGGCTCCCATCTGGTTTTCTCTCTGGGCCTGGCATGTTACCCATTCGCGCAAGAAAAGACGCTCTACGCGGATTATCGCCTGACTTAACAGGAGCCTTTAGATCTGAGCCAGGATTCTCACGCTCGTAAGACTTCCGGCCCTTCTCGTTGAGGCCACCCTTGGCGTTCTTGCCTGCCTTACGAGTCCATGCGGCAGTCATTTCTTAGCCGTTTTAGCTGATTCTTTGAAAGCCTTAGCCGTTGGCGCACCAGGACTGCCAGGCTTACGCATCTTCTCTGGAGTCTTTCCCGCAGCCTTTTGCTTGGCTATGCGTTCACGCTTGGCGTGAATATTTGCGTATAAGCCTTTCATTTCTTCTTCTTCATACCAGCTTCTGCCAATGCTATCGCGGTCGCTTGGGCTCGGCTCTTAACTACCGGACCTTTCTTGCTTCCAGAGTGCAACTTACCCTTGTTGTATTCAGTCATCACCTTGGAGATCTTCTTCTCCGCTTTCGTTTTCTTCACTTTTCCACTCCATACAAGATTTCTCAGGCGCGCACATAAAGTTCCACTCGTGGCAGTAGCCGACACCTTCAGGTAGACAATCCTTCATCTCCATGTCGAAATATCCACAATTACCGCAACGCCTCTCTTGAGCCTGGCTTGCAGAGATACGCCACTTTGCACCTAGATCGCGCCAGAACTGAGTATCGCCCTCTCTCTCAGGGCCGTACATACCCTCTTCCCTGGCGATCTGCTTGTTTTCCTCGTTCAGCTTCTCGTCTTGTGTCGGCAGCGGACACTCGTTTTCATCATCTTTTTGCTTGATGACGATCATGACCTTCGGAGCTAGTAGACCCTTCATTTCTTGACCTTTTTGGGTTGTAGAGGGATACCTACTTTTCGGTCGTACCTAATAGGAACCGGAGGAACCTTCATTCGGTAGGGAGATGGTAGTGCCTTGCTATCCCTGGTTCGTTTTTCCACATCCATCGTGAAGCCTCCATGAGGTTTTTACGGTCATCCTTGCCGACTGTCTGAGAGCCAGCGTGATGAACGTAAGCCCTTGATACAAAATGCCTAAAGTCTAATACTGTTAGTGTATGACAAAAGACGTTGTCTGAGAACCAATTTATAGGCGGAAACCTGACCTGACTAAAAGCCTCCTTTGATACGTAAGCAAAGATAGGCGCAATAACCGAGGCTTCCCTGATCGTCTCTTCCTCTGCCCATTTCATCCCGTTTCTTGGGCCAGACTCATACCGGATGTTCTGGGTATCCAGAATAAAGTCAGACCTGCAACCAATAACACCCAATTTATGCCCTGCGTCCTTAAGATGCTGGACATCTTCACAAAGCAATCTATACGAGTCAGGAGTCAGGCATATATCGTCGTTGGCTATGATGACTTCATCGTAATGCTGGAAGGCATCGTCCATGATCCTGTTGTATGCGTCACCGAAATTACTCTGCGAGTTGAGTAGCCACCTGAAAACTCGTGGGTCCATTGTCTCGGACCTACTCGACAGATAAACAGGCGCTTCTTTGGCGTATAGACTGATGCTCGACAGCGTGATTTCAAGGCTTGGCGATCCTGTTGTGCAGATGAGAATCGGTAACTTTTTCATACTCCTCCATTCTGTGATGGGCAACCACCTGAAAGTATTCGTTGTTCATAAGCGGTTTATTGCAAACATTGACTTCTAAACCATGCTCTGACGCGACAATCGGGAATGAGAGCTGGTCCTGTAAGCTCCACTTCATCATCTCCTCCCACCACGCTTGGTTGGCTTTAGGATTGATGTAGGACCGCTTCCAACAGATAACCCCGCCTGCGATAAGACCGCCGTTCTCAGGCCATCCTAAGTCCCTGTAGTGCTCAACCTGAGCCAAGATGGGTTGATCCCTGTACTTAATCATGTCATGGCACTCTTGGGCCTCTTCGTAGATACAAGTCCTCCAAGGGTGTTGGAACGCTGCCATCGTATCTCCGGCCTGCTCGACCATGTACTCCACAAACTTAGCACTTGTAATCCGTATGGAACCGTCCACCCAGATCACATAGTCCTCGTCAAACTCCAGCTTGTCAGGAAAGACTTTGTACCACTTAGCCTCCATCCTGGGATCAGAGAACCGTCTCGTGGTTACGATCTGCTTCCAGCCCTGATGAGGTTTTGCCTCGTCAACAATCGCGTAGAAGTTCGTAGGCACAGACTGCCTGACCGCGTAGTGCAGCGGGTCATAACTATTGAAGATGGATGTGTAGACAGCGATCACAAAAAAAAGCCTGGCATCGCGCCAGGCAAACACAGGAGGAGTTCCATCGTTAGTTTACTCCCCCGTTAGAAAGTTGAGAAGCTCCTCGGCTTGTAGTCGAAGATCAATACTAGATTTGTGTAGTTCTACGCTCATGTTGACTAAAGCCAAGACTCGTGATTCTAGCTCACTAGAATCCATTGCGTCTTGAATAACGTCTTGAGCAAGTGCTTTGGCTGCTGCTTCATTTAGATTCATTGTTGATCCTTTGTATCTCACGGTTGATATACCAAACTGCCTTCTTCAGATCCTCGACCTGGTTGCCCTTGAGGTCAGCCCTCCAGATGTACTTGACTGCGTTGCCGAGGTTAAATCCCATATGCTCGGTGATCTGGATGCACTCAACACCCGAAGGATGCTTGGTGTAGTGTCTCGGATGGTTGACGTTGTCGCTCACAGCAACTCCTTTATGTGCTCAGGAACCTTTGGTAGCGGAGCCCAGGCAACCGCCCAATCCGACCAATGCCCGATCACACAGACCCCTCCAGGGTTCAGCAAAAGCATCTTAGTTCCCAACGGAGGTGTCTTGTCACTCGGTGTCATCCAGTGGGTATGCCCTGAAACGTAATCCTTCATACCTTCCTCCGGTAATACCAGGCCCAAGCACCATGCCTCCCTTCTGTCCACCGATACCTAGACTCTCTCTCGATCAAGCCCTTTGACATCAAGACCTTTAGATGCTTCCTTGCTCCCTCTGTTGTGCAGCCAAAGTGCTCTGAGAGCTCGATGAGCGAGTAAGGTTGAGTAAGATGGTTGAGATACATCTTCTCGGTTTTTGTCAGCGGCTTGTGCTTGCGGAGAATCTGACGAACCAACGCTTTAACTTGATCGGTGTGATGAACAAGACCTAGGTTATGCGCCATTCTTTGTATTTCAGCGCCGGTCATTATTCTTTTTCTTTAATTTGGCTTCGACTGCTTCAATCAAAGAAACACCCCACTCCCTAGTCCTTAATAATTCCTCATAATCATCATCCGTCAGTCCAACCCATTCCTTCTTTTGTGGTTTGCTTGAAATACAGGTAACCGTATAAGGCCTGCCACACTGGCAACTCCATGCCACAGGCCCGTCTGCTGGTGTCTTTGCGTTTTTGTTTTCGCTCATGTGTTCTTCTCCTTCAAGGCTTGCTCAATAAGCTCCGCCATATACGCCGTGTCTAGCTCATCACAGAAAGTTGCTGCATACCGACAATAACTAACCTCTTCATCCGTCAGCCCAATCCATTCTTTCTTTGGCGGTGCGGTGTAGAGAGGTATGTCATCTTGATTGGGGCCGATCAGGTTGCCTTCTTCATCGAACTTTGATGAGCGATGCCACCAAAGTTCCCCCTTGCCCCCATTGGTAATCCACGCCACCGGCTCCTCCTCAGGCTTCGGCGC